GCGGGTCAGATAATTCTTTTGTGTATTTAGGCTTTCGGCCAGCTTGGTTTTTACTCAAGCGCGTAAATTCAACAGGTGATTGGGTTCTTTATGATAACAAGCGCGACTCAAATAACGTAGGCAGTTCAAGGGTGAGCGCAAACCTAGATGCAACTGAAATCACAGGAGCAAGCAATTATGGAATTGATTTTGTATCAAACGGGGTCAAGTTTCGTTCAGGGCAGGCTGATACCGCTGTAAGCGGTGGCACATATATTTATATGGCTTTTGCGGAACAGCCATTCAAATATTCTAATGCTAGGTAGTGAGGGGTGAATATATGCCTTGGTTACATAACGGAAATATAGTACGAGCGGGAAAACCGTGGACTAGCAACACTGGAGTCAAGCATCCCTACAACTGGATGGGCTGGCCTGATGAACAGAAAGCCAAAGCTGGGCTTGTCTGGAAAAATGATCCCGCGCCATTCGATAACCGTTTCTACTGGGATGCTGAAACGCCCAAAGAATTAGATGGCTTAAAAGCGACATGGAAAGAAAATACCAAGGGCGAGGCCAAGCAATTATTATCGCCCACTGATTGGAAAGTTATCAAAGCCAGCGAGGTCGAAAGCTACACGGTTGATAGCACCACTTTGACCTATCGCGCCGCAGTGCGAACAGCCAGTAACACAATTGAGGCGGCCATTGATGGTGCAAAAGATCACGCCGCATTCATGGCGCTGTTTGTGACGCCTTTTGATTCTGACGGCAAGCCGACAGGTAACGCGCCGATTAGTGATTGGCCTAAAGAAAGTTAGGAGATTGCCATGAGCGGCTTGACAGTAACAACACCGCCATCTGCCCTGCCTATCGGCGAGGTCGAGACGCGCAACTATCTGCGAATAGACACCGATGTAGATACCAATCTCGTTACTGCCTTAATGACAGCCGCCCGTGATTGGGCAGAAAATTTTACCAATAGAACCTTAATCAATACCACTTACACCCTTTCGCTTGATGCGATTGGTGAGCGCGATCAGTTTCTGCGCGAAGGAATGTTCACTGGCGCGTATCAGATTCCATATTTGAATTATATTGAATTGCCAAGATCGCCTGTTGCCAGCGTCACGCATATCAAATCATTCAATGACGCAAACACTGAATCTACTTTAGCGGCATCGAACTATTATTCTGATCTAGTCAGAGAGCCAGCGCGGGTGGTTTTGCGGGACGGTGGGTCATGGCCAACTGATTTGAGGAATGCGAATGGGATAGAGGTTCAGTATGTGGCGGGATACGGATCATCTGGCGCAGATGTTCCAGAGCCAATTCGGGTTGCTATGTTTGAATACGTGACATTTTTGTATGAGCATCGTGGCGATTATGAAAGATTCCCACCCCCAAGACCGCCTGTATCAATGCAAATGTTATTACAGCCATATGTGATCATGCGTTACGGTGTGAGCGCGTTTGGCGGGGGTTATTGATGGCCGTTGGCAGGATGCAGCATAGATTGCAGTTGCAATCCAAGACGGCCACCGCTGACGGCGCTGGCGGCACATCTGGCGCATTCACTACCTTTGCAACCGTCTTTGGCCGTATAGAGGCCCAAGGGGGCGGGGAACGGTTCTTTGGCGATCAGATAGAGCCTCGCACAACTCACAAAATCACGATCAGGTTCCGCAGAGATTTGAAGGTCACCCACAGGATATTGTATTCTTTCACAGTGGACGGCGCAAAATATAGCAGGCTGTTCAACATCAATCGCATATTGAATATTGGTGAGCGCGATAAATATCTTGAACTGATTTGCACAGAGGGGGTGGCAACCTGATGGCACGGGTATCAGTCAAAGTCACCAGAAAGCCACGGATTGATAAGGTGAAACAGCAATACGTATCCAACGCGAAACAGCTTGTCGGTATCGCGGCAGGGCTGGTCAGGGCAACCGCTGTCACATCAATCTTGCAGGGCGCAAAATCTGGTGTGGTTTATGAAAAATATAATCCGCGTCGTACACACACGGCATCGGCGGCAGGAGAGCCACCAGCAAGTGACACAGGTCGTCTGGCGACTAATATTTTTATAAAGATGGATACAGACAGGCTTGGCGCAGATGTAGAGAGCCGCGCAGGGTATTCTGAATTTCTTGAATTTGGCACGACCAAAATGGCGGCGCGTCCGTTTATGCACCCAGCCGCTGAAGAAAACAGGCCAAAGATTCGCCGTCTGGTTCAACAGATGAAGGCCAAGTGATGTCGATTCATAGCTTTGAATTACAGAAATCAGTGTTTGGAGTTTTGAATTCTGCCAACATTACTGATGCCGCAGGCTCTGCGATCACAGGCGTTTTCGATGATGTTCCAGAGGGAACGGCCTACCCGTATATTGTGGTCGGTGAAGAGTCCTCAAACAATATATCAACAAAATCACTTGATATGCATGAGCATACCCTTACGATCCACACATGGTCACAGTATCGTGGCCTGAAAGACATTAAGGTGATTATGAAACAAATCTATGATAACCTTAATGATGTAAGCCTGAGTGTTTCAGGCGGTCAAGCAGTGAATATGAAACAGGAGTTTCTCACGACGCTGGTTGATGCAGATGGAATAACGCGGCATGGGATCATGCGATTTCGTGCCGTTGTGTCAGACAGTTAAAGGAGATTAGACATGGCGGCACAAAAAGGTTCAGCCCTATTGATGAAAATCGGCAACGGTGGAAGCCCAGAAGCATTCACCACAATCGGCGGGATGAGGTCAACGTCTCTCACGATGAACGATGAGATGGTTGATGTAACCAACAAAGATTCTAGCAGAGCCAGAACACTCTTGGCCCAAGGGGGCGTCAATTCCATCACGGTTAGTGGGAGTGGGGTGTTCACAGACAGCGCATCAGAAGCAACCCTCAAGGCGAAATTTGATGTGTCTGCGTTGACAAATTATCAATTCCTAGTCCCTGATTTCGGCACGTTCACAGGAAACTTTCAACTCACCACATTGGAGTATGGCGGGGAGTACAACGGCGAGGTCACGTACAGCTTCACGTTTGAAAGCTCTGGCGCGATCACGTTTGCGACGGTCTGATCATGGCTTGGCATAGCGTTGATGTAAAAATCAAGAACAAGACTTGGGGGGCTATGATACGGTCTTCTGAGTCTGTTGTTGAATTTTCGGTATCTGCCGCCTGTAAAGTCAAGGCGGGGGATGCTGTTGAGTTTGGTGGCGAGGCGCATAAAGTCATCTCCATTGAGGATATTGCCCAGCGGGGCGAGACACTTGTTTTAACTTGTGAAGGAAAGTCAGATGACAAATCCAAAACGGGGGGAGCTTCCGATAGTTCTGGGGGCGAAGACTTATAACGGCAGGGTCACGATAGATTCTGTTCTAAGGATAGAGCAAGCGTGTGGATTGAGTGTCCTAAAGATTGCTCAAGCACTATCTGAGGGAGCGCTTACCACCACACAAATCATATCGATCCTGACCCCCGTCATCCGTGGCGGGGGCAACGATGTCAACGAGAAGGATATCGGAAATGCCATCTGGGATGGCGGGTTGGCTGAAGCAATCAAATGTGTTGGAGAGATTGTGGGCGTCATCTTGAGTGCTGGCGGTGATGAGGGAAACGACGAAGGGGTGACAGCCAATCCGTAGACGAATTCCCTTGGGATGAATGGATGCAAATCGGCCTTGGGAAAATGGGAATGTCACCCGAAACATTCTGGGGAATGAGCTTCCTAGAATTCTATATGGCAGTCGAGGGGTTTGCTGAATTTCATTCAGGCGGCAAAGCGCCGCCACTCAGCAAGGGCGAACTAGAAGATTTGATGGAAAGGTATCCTGACTGATGGCAACCACTGTCGATACCCTTCTGGTTCGCGTTGAAGCAGACCTAAAAGATGTCAACCAAAAGCTGGCGCGGTTTGACAAACGGGTCGATGACACCGCAAAAAAAGCAGGCAGAAATTTTCAAAAGATTGGCAACGTCGCCAAGGTAGCCCTTGGCGCGGTAATCGTTCAACAGTTTGCACAGGCTGGAATGGCCGCTGTGCGGTTTGCATCAAGCGTGGAAGAGATGCAGGCCAAGTCGTCAGTCGTGTTTGGCGCGTTTACTGGCGAGGTGCGCCAAGCTCTGGCGGCGTTTGGCGATGAGGTAGGAAGAAGCACTTTTGAGCTTGAAGGCATGGCGTCGTCTATACAGGACACGTTTGTGCCGATGGGCTTTGCCCGTGGTGAAGCCGCCAAGCTGTCCGTAGAGCTTACCAAGCTGGCCGTTGATGTCGCCTCATTCAACAATGCAAGTGATACAGAGACAATGGCGGCGTTCCAGTCTGCGCTGGTTGGCAACCATGAGACTGTTAGGCGGTTTGGCATCGTCATAACAGAGGCCACGTTACAGCAAGAACTGTATCGGATGGGCGTCAAGGCCAACGCGCAAGATGTAGACAACGCCACAAAGGTACAGGCGAGAATGAATCTGATTCTCGCTGGCACCACAGATGCCCAAGGCGATGCGGCAAGAACGGCTGACAGCTTTGCCAATACATCAAAGGCGCTCAAGGCCGCTCTAGATGAATTGCTTGTTAATGTTGTAACGCCATTACTGCCAGCCTTGACAAACATGGCTAGAGGATTGGCTAACGCAACGAATTCACTGAATGAATTTCTTGTGGCTGTTGGGATGATTGAAGAGGTCGGCAGGCCACAGGAGAATATACTCAGAGATTTGACGGCCGTAGAGGCAGACCTAACAGAAAAAACAATTAAATTAGCACAAGCGCGGAAAGATTTACAAAAGGCGACAGAGGGATTAACAAAAGCTGACGTATTGTCCCTTTTATTCCCTAGGATTAAGGGCGGGGATGCCACAGCCAATGCCGCCTTGGGCGGCGTACAAAGACTCAAAAACAACATCATTGAGATACAAACAGAAATTTCAGTCCTTACAACAAAGGCTCAAAAACTTAATTCAGAACTTGCAGGCACGTTGGTAGCGCCAGACAGCGGCGGGGAATCTGGAGGCTCTCAAGCAAAAACCAAAGGCCAACACAAGGCAGAAGACAAGGTCACCAAAGCCTTAAATGACCAGCGTTTTGCAGTTCGATTATTGAGAGAAGAGATTGATGGCAGAACGTCAGCCGAATTAAAGGCTTTAGGGGTTATGAGAGATTTGACGGCGGCAACTGATGCTCAACTAAATGAGATTCTACGCCTTTTCAGACAAGAAGAAAAGTTGCAGGCACAGCTAGATGCAACAGCCGCAAAAGAAAAGGCCAGAGAACAACTAAGCAAAGCGGTCAAAGAAGCTCAACAACAAAGAACTGATGTGATTCGTGATTTGGTTTTCGCAAACCAAGAGCTTGAGATGCAAGTTAACGGCGTATCACAAGAGGAGCAGCTTTTCGCTGAACTCACTCGCGATCTAATAGGTCTGACAGCGTTAGAGACAGAAAGAATCAAAGAGCTTATTGCCACAAAATTTGACTTGGAAAAGCAGATTGAATCCACGGCGGCGGCTAACGATAATTTCAACGACTCAGTTGCGGATGGTGTGGCTTTTGTTGAACAAAACAAAACAGAGATGCAAATTCTAGGAGAGAAGATAGAAAACGTCACCAACGCTTACATAGCAGGAAAGGTCAGCATTGAGGAATTTGACGCAGCAATGGCAAAACTTGCCGAAACAAATGAAGAGTCGAATGCCTCAGTCGATAGAGGCAAAAAATTTGTTGAGGGCTTGTCGGACAAACAGCGAGAGCTTGAACTGGTTTTAGAAGATGTGGCGGCGGCATATGGGGTCAACAGCGAGGAATTTGCCAAGGCTCAAGCGCAAATCAAACATGAAATTGAAATGCTTGATCCTATGTTCAGGCAACAAATGGAAGCGGTGCAAAGTATGTCGCGGGGCATGAGCGATGCCTTTGCCGATATGCTGATGAGCGGAAAAATCAACATGGATTCCCTTAGCGATGTCTTTTCTAGCTTTGTCAAAACCATGTTGTCAAAGGCGCTGGAACTCATGGTCTTTAATCAAATCATGAATCGGGCTTTTAATTTGTCTGGGCCTGCCGCCCTTCCTACCGCGTCCTTTCCCAACCTTGGCTCAAACGCAGGGGGTGGTCGTGTTCAGGGGCCAACGCTGGTCGGTGAGCGAGGTCCAGAGTTATTCGTG